CCAACTGCACGAACCATTTGCAACGGTACGTATGGGCAATAGAATAGACCTGCATCGAAAGATGAAGAACCTTTATAGCCTACTACGAGGTAGTTAGCACCTGCATATGGATCGATATACACTTTGTAACGTCCGTTAAGAACACCAGCAAATGTGTTGCCTGTGTCGTCTACGTTCAAAGAGTTGCTGTTAAGCGCTGGAGTGTAATCTAGTACACCTGCCATTTGAAGTGCAGAAGCAACATCAGATGAACAGATAACCATGTTACCTTTACCACGTCTTGTGCCTTTAGCAATAGCGTTAGCTTCTTGCTCGATTTGGAACATAAGACCTTTGAACTTTTCAACTGACCAACGACCATTTGCGTCTACGTCAAGATCGAAAGTACCTGGAACCGCAGTAGCTACTGCACCCGCTTTAGCGTTCGTGTAGATTGTACGAACCAATTCGCGGTTGATTTCAACGAGGATTTCAGACTGCAAGATGTTTGCAAGTTCTGTTTCCGCGTCAAGACCGTGAACAGCTTTCAAGTCTTGTGCTAGTTCAGTTGTGTACTCTGCTTTCAACGCACGAGATTTTGCCGCAACAGTAACTTTTTCAATTGAGAAAGCCATTTCTGCGAAATCTGTACCGTTTCCGTCACCCAAAGCTTCTGCTTCAGTTGTACCCATACCAGTACCAGTTGTTTCAGAACCGTCACCCAATGCGTTGGCGTGTGTGCCTGCACCTGAGAAACCAGTGTCTGCTTCGTTGTAGAACACTTCGCCACCAGCTTGGCTAGTTACGCGAGAGCGCATTGCAAAGATCAAGCCTGTTGGACCTGTCATTGGCTGAACACCAGCAATGTCATATGCGATTAGGTTTGGCATCGCACGACGTACTAGTGAAATAAGAACAGGGTCATAACCTGCTGTTGGACCACCCGGTGTGGATGTGCCGCCGAAGCCGCCTGTACCCGCATCGTTAGCCGCAGTTTCTGCTAAGAAACCAGACATGTTAGCAGACGTGTCGCCTGATTCCATGAGAGCTTTCTCTGTGTTTTCAAGAATAGTAGCTGTTACGCTTTTCTTGTGGTTGTCTGAAATTGGTGCGAAAGATGCGTGTTCCAAAACTGGACCCCATTTTTCTACCAGTTGCTGATAGTTTGACTGAGTCATATGATTCTATCTCCTTGTTTGTATTTACCTGAGTTTATTTATAATAATTAGATTTTCATCTGGGGTTAGCGTTTTGATGGCATCCTGTTGAAGCCTTCAAGAAGTGCGTTGATATTGCTGTATTCAGATACTGGCTGTTTAACGGCTGTATCTTCAACAATGATTTCTTCTTCGTCTGCTACTTCTTCTACCAAAGGCTTGCTTTTTGCAAAGAAAGATTCTTTTAGTGTTGTAAGATCAGATTTGTAAGCTTCGATATCATCGAAGGCTAGTTTTTCTGAAAGAACCTTTAGGCGCTCAACTTGTGTAAGTGTAAGACCCTCAGTCATTTCTTCAAATGCCGCGTCAGCTTTCAATGAAGCGATCTCTTTTGCAAGAGTTACGTTTTCAGTGATTGCTTTGTTTGCATCAGCTTTAAGACCTTCAACTTCTTCTTCCAAGCCTTTTACTACATCAACAGTATCTTCGTTGACTTCGATGTTATGCTCTTCAAACAATGTTGCAAGTCCGTCCATTAACGATTCAGCCATCTCTACTTTAATACCAGCTTCGATTGCCAATTCATTTTCTTTCATCCACTCTTCTACAACGTAGTCGAGATATGAATCAAGATTTTCTACAACGTTATCGATTGATGCGTCAGATGCTTCTTTCATTGATACTGCAAGAGCCTCTGTTTTTTCTGCAATGATAGCGTCTGATCTTTTGATAGATGCTTCGTTTACAGCCGCTTCAAATACTACAGTAACTTTGCTTGTAAAGTCTTCAGACAAATCCATGCCTTCAAACATAGCCGCAATGCCAGCTTCATATTCGATAACTTCTTCAGCAACAACTTCTACAGCTTCATCTTCAACTGCTTCTTCTGCTACTGGTGCAGGTGCAACTTTTTCAGCCTTTGGATCGACTTTTTTAGCTACGTCTGCTTTCTTCTTTTTAATTGCGCCGCCTTCTGGTGTCGTTGGGTCTTCAACAGTTGAAACCCCATCGTCAGAAACGAACTTTTCTTCTAGGTCGTGAGACATATGTTCTACTCCTTTATTTGGATACTTATATTAGTATTATTTATAATTTTGTTACTTTTCATTTTTTCAGAGACTGAACAAATCGCTCAAACAGTTGTTTGGCTGTGGCTTCGTCAACACGACGAACAACACGACTTATTTGCTTCTCTACCACTTCCTGTATTTCTTCAATTACTTGTTCAATAGGTGCTTGCGCTATCCAATTGCCAGAAGCAATGTCGAAATAATATTCAGCGTTTTCCATGATGCCATTAACAAAACAATTCGGACCTGATGGGTCTGTTACAATGTCAACCGTTGCAAGGTGGAAATCATTTTGTACTTCCATAATCCCATCTTTTGTTGGTTTAACTGATCCCAAACCACGAGTAGACACACCAATTGTGACCCCCTCATCCATGAAAGTTTTGACGATTTCGCCCATTGGAGTGCCAAGAATTTTGGCTTTACCAATGAAGTTTGAACCTTCACGTTTCATGTCGGTAATTAAGTGAGAGACGCGATCACCATTGATGGTCGGACCATCTGGATGACCAAGTTCGCCCAAAGCACGTTTAGTAGCAATAAAGTCTTTATTGTAACGTACCATTTCACTTTCAAGTATCTGTGCAGGATAGATGCGACCATTACGGTTTTTGATATCACCTTGCATGAAGATACCTTCGACGAAATAGGATTTCTTTCCTGTTTCTTCGTTAATTTCGGTTGCTACGTTGCAATCCTCTACTACTTCTGTAATTAGTCTCATATTTCTATTCCTTTAAACACTTTAGTTGTATTTATAATCTTATTTA